CTGAAGCATAAAGGAAACGTAGGCTATGGCAAACAAGCTGCAATATCTGGTAATCCACTGCACAGACACACCTGCTGGCCGTGAAGTGACATCGGATGACATCCGTCACTGGCACACTGACCCTGTGTCGAAGGGTGGTCGTGGCTGGAAGCAAGTGGGTTACACAGATATGTTCCACCTCGACGGCAGAAGGGAGCGTCTTGTTAGGAATAACGAGGATGCCTATGTGGACGGTTGGGAAATTACCAACGGCGTAGCTGGCTACAACAGCGTGAGCCGTCACATCGTCTATGTCGGAGGCTGTGCAGCTAATGACCATAAGCGCAAGATAGACACGCGCACGGAAGCTCAGCGCAGAGCCATGAAGGAATATGTGCTGAACTTCCACAAGCGTTTCCCCTCTGTTAAGATTGTGGGACACAACCAACTGGCAGCTAAGGATTGCCCGTGTTTCAATGTTCCCGCATGGTTGAAGGAAATAGGAATAAATCAAAAGTAACGAACAATGGCAGACATCATTCTACAGTTCCTTACATGGGCCATCCCATCGGGCGGCATTGGTGCAGCCATTGCCTGGTTCTTTAATCGCAGGGCTCACAATGCCGAAACAGCCAAGGTCGTACACGACACCTACAAACAGATGTATGAGGACGTGAGCAAGCTGCTGATTGAGACCAGGGAAAAGTACGAAGAAACCTATGAGAAAGTTGAAGAACTCAGTCAAGAGTACGCTCGCACACGGACTGCGCTTAACCGCCTCAGCCGTGCCGTCGAAGCTATTCAGCTTTGCCCTTATCGCAGTGAGTGCCCTGTGCGTGGTGAGCTGCAAAAGTCAGGCGACGACACCGCAAGCGTCCTACGTACCTCCACCCGTGGCAATTCCAACGCTCACACCCGTAGCGGTGGACGGCGACAGCGCAATGCTGGAGGCCAAGCTTCGCGCGGATTCAAGCGGAAGGGTGACACTGGATCTGCTTCGTCAGGAAACCTCGAAACGGATGAGCCTGCAGGCGGAGATCGACTCTCTGGGCAACCTGAAGGTGAAGGCCAAACGGAAACCTGACACCGTCTATGTCAAAGGAAAGGACTCCTTGATATACGTTCCGGTTCCCGGCCCTGAAAGGGAAGTGGAAAAGGCTGTCGAGGTTAATGTCCTGAACAAATGGCAGAAGGCTATGGTATGGCTTGGCTCAGCAGCTCTGCTGATAGTGGCAGCCCTCGGACTCCCGAAGCTCTTAAAACTGATTTTAAAACTCTTAAAACGCTATTAAAATGGCAAAGGATAAGGAAAAGAACGAGGCCCCTGCCAGTCAGGAGCCTAAGAAGGAAGAACCGGCATTCCTTGAGCAGTACCGCAAGTGCTACCCGACGAATAAGAAGTTCTACGTGACTTCCGACAATCTGGTATTCCTTGAGAGTGAATTCAAAAAGGCCGCAGCACACCAGGCAACGCTGGGCAGCGGTGAGTTAATAACCTATTAAACAACAACAACATGTTACCCAACGTAAAAATCATTCTTGGAAACGGAAACGTCGGCTCAGTGAGCCTTTCCGATGATGGTGTTGCCGCTCTGCTTCTGACTGGTGCGGCAGTGGAAAACAAGTTTGCGCTCAACACTCACTATGTGCTGAGTGGCACAAGCGGTCTTGCCACTCTTGGCATCACTGAGGCAAACAACCCTCTTATCTGGAAGGATGTTAACGCCTTCTACACAGAAGCCGGTGACGGCGCAGAGCTTCACATTCTGGCCGTGTCTGAGGCAACCACTCTGACACAGATGGTGGCAGCTGCTGCTGACAGCCCCATCCACAAGCTTCTCGATCCCGCAGCCGGTCGCATCCGTCTGGTAGGTCTGAACCGTACACTCCCCGCTAACTACGAGGCCACTATGAACGGCAGTGTTGACGGTGACGTACAGACCGCCGTAGCTGCTGCTCAGGCTATCGCTGAGAGCTATCTGGGCAAGATTGCCCCTGTTTGTATTATGGTTCCTGCCATGAAGTGGAGTGGCAGCATGACCAACATCTACCAGCCTCGTGAGGGCTCGCAGAATATGGTCAGCGTTATACTCGCTTCTGACGGTAAGGTTGGCACAACTCAGAGTGCCGCTATGGGTATGATTCTCGGTCGTGCCGCTAAGGTTCCTGTGAACGTAAGCATTGGCCGCGTTAAGGATGGAGCTATCTGTGCTTCTGGTGCTGGCTTCCTGATGGATGGCACAACTCCTGAGAGCCACTATGCAGACTGGAACGCTCTGCATGATGCAGGCTACATCTTCTTCCGTACCTATATCGGAAAGGGTGGCTACTATCTGAACGATGACGCAACCGCAACGGCCACCACAGATGACTACTGCCGTCTGTGCCTGACACGTGTTATCCAGAAGGCAGTTGTAATCTGTTACAAGTGCTACATCGATGAAATTCTGGACAACATCGACGTTGACCCTGAGACGGGCAAGATCCCGACTGCTATGGCCAAGTACTACGAGTCACTGCTGGCCAAGAACATCAACAGTGGTATGGAGGGTGAGATGAGCGGCTTCAACGCAAGCATCGATCCTGATCAAGACCTTATCACTACCGGCAAGATGGACGTGGTGGCCCGCATCACTCCGACTGCCCTGCTCCGTGAGATTGAGGTGAACCTTGCATTTACTAACCCTAACGCATAAGAACAATGAGAGACTTTAATTCAAAGGAATATGCCTGGATCGATGTTACCGTCGTAGTTCTGGGCGTGGAGATCAAGACCATTCGTGCCGTTGAGTACAAGTCAAAGCGTGCTACAGAGGCCCTCTATGCTGCTGGCAAGTGGGCGCGTGGCATCCAGAGAGGCCGCAAGGAGGTTGAGGGAACGCTTACCGTTCTCCAGTCTGCCCTGATTGCCCTTCAGGACGCAGGTAAGGCTGCTGGCTTCAACGATATCACCGATATCGAGTTCGACATGGTTGTGTCGTATGCCAGCGAGTACGGCGGCAAGGTCACCACAGACCGCATCCGCCAGTGTGCTATCACTGAGGCCGTGAACTCCATCAAGGAAGGCGACCTCTATTCAGAGCACGCCCTGCCGTTCATCGCTTGTGAAGTTGAGTATGGTATCTAATCCGGGACTGCCATGAAGGAAATCGATTCAAAACAGATTGATGCGTGGAAGAAAGCGCACGGCGACGTTTTCAAGGTAGAGGTTGACGGTAAGGTCTGCTACCTGAAGAAGCCAGACCGCAAGGTGCTGGGAGCCGCTTCCGTTCTCGGAAAGAACGACCCGATGAAGTACAACGAAGTCCTGCTGGAGAACTGCTGGTTGGATGGCGATGAGGAAATTAAGAAGGATGACAGCCTGTTCCTGGGCGTGTCAAGCCATCTTGCAGAAATCATCGAGATCAAGACCGCAGAGATAAAAAAACTCTAAGCCGGACAGGTTTAAAGGATAAGCGCGGATGGCTCTTCCTCGGCGATGCGCTCATTCGCGCTTATCTTCATTTCGACCCCTCCGACCTGTCTGACGAAGAATGGGCGATGCAGATAGGGATGGCAGAATATATCAGGGCCGACTTAACAAATTCACTCACCATTAGTTTACGAGCATGCCTACGTTAGAATATACTTTCTCCATCCAAGACCAAGCCAGTGATAAGCTGCTACGGATAACGGCTGCCAGCCAGCCGCTCATCAGTGCGGTTACTACCGTGCAGGATAAGATGGCCGCTGCCGGTACACTGATGAATGAGACGGGCGGTAGCATTACTGCCCTGAAGGCACAGATTGACGCGCTGAGCGCAGAACGCGACCTGCTTCCGGCTGATGGTCTGGGAACTATCGCCCAATACAACGAACGCATCGGAGAGCTTCAGCAGAAGGTGTCTGCCCTGCAGACCGCCAAGCCGAAGCCCGTCACCGTTCCTTACACATTTACCCTGAATGACCGTGTCTCTGGCGGTCTTCGGAAGATTAACACAGAGAGCGAGCACGTCCGCAGTGCTATGGATGGCGTTGGCCAGAAGATGAAGGCCGCAGACGCATTGATGGACGCGACGGGCAGAAGCGTCGGTGCGCTTCGTGCCAAGATAGAGGCCCTTCGTGCTGAGCGCGAGTGGATCCCCTCAGACAACCTCGATGCCATCCGTGAATATGACAAAGAAATCAAGTCGCTGGGTGATGAGATAGAGCGTGTGGAACGTCTTACCAGCGGCACAAGTAACTTGAGCAAGTGGGCCGGTGACTTGGCAAGTAGCGTCCCCGGCATCGGACTGCTCAAGAACCCCATCGTTCAAGCTGGAGCCGCGATGATTGGAACGGCCAAGTCTGCCATGACCTTCGACCAGAACATGGCACAGGTGAATATTACCACACTGCTTGAAGGAGAGGATCTCGAAAACCTGAAGAAAGGCATCAAGGGCGTGGCAGAAGAGTTCGGCGCGGACGCTGCAACGGTTCCTTTGGCTTTCGACCTTATCAACTCACAGATCAACGATGCCGATAAGTCCATGAATGTGCTGGCTGCCAGTATTAAGGGTAGCAAGGCGGGCTTCGCGGACGTGAACACCGTAGCCTCAGCACTGGCACAGACCGTGTCACTGTTGGGCGATGTTGATGCCAATGAGGTGCTGGACGTGTTCTTCGCATCAAAGCGAATGGGTGCGGTGGACTTTTCCAGCTTGGCACAATACCTGCCGAAACTGCTGTCAACAGGTGTCGGCATGGGTATTGACTACAAAGACGTATCAGGCGCATTCTCCTACCTGACTGGTAAGGGCCAGAGTGCCGACCAGGCCACCGTTATGCTTCAGAACGCCATGTCTATGCTTGGCAGGGGTGACGTTCGCGATAAGATGGCAAAGGCTGGCGTGAAGGTCTTTGATGAGCAGGGCAAGATGCGTGGCATGACGGATATCTTCGGCGACCTTAGTAACCTGATGAACGGACGCTCTGATGAGGAACGCTCACAGCTGCTGGAAGGTTTCGGCATTGTGGATAAGGAGGCAAAGGGAGCCTTTAACGTCCTGATGGCCGATATGGAAAAATACAAGGGTATTGTTGAAGGTGTTCAGGACGCTACTAAGAACGAGGAAGGTAACAAGGCCCTCGCAGCCAGTAAGAACACCGTTCAGGAGGCGGAGGAAGCGTGGAACCGCTTTAAGAACGTAGGCCTTTCCATCGGCGAGCAGATGCTACCTACTATCTCCACCGGCCTTGAAACATTCTCCACACTTATTCAGGCTTTGTCGCCTGTAGTACAGTTGGTGGCCCCGATTATCAGTGGCGCGTTCTCTGGTGTCAGCGTGGTACTGAAAGGCGTTACTTTTGTTGTTAGGACACTGATTGACTTTTTCGGTGGCTGGCTGAGTTACCTACAGGAGGGACAGCCTCTCGTTGTCGGCTTTACCGCTGCACTTGCCGCACTCGGAGTGGTATGGGCTGCCAACACGGCCATTGCCAAAGCCGATATCGTATGGCAGGGCATCAAGAATGGCCTTACCGTCGTTTCGACTACTCTTACGGAGGGATGGGCCGCAGCACAGGCATTGCTAAACGCCTCCTTCCTTGCCTGCCCGCTGACGTGGGTTATAGCTGCTATCGTTGCGGTTGTTGCTGCAGTAGCTGCTGCATGGCAGAAGTTCGAAGGCTTCCGTGTTGCAGTTCTTGGCGCATGGGGCGTAGTTAAGGAGTTCGGACGCGCACTCGTGAGTGCCATTGTGTCACCGATTAAACAGATTCTGAAAGGTATTGGAAGTCTTGGCGAGGCTATTGCCAACCTCTTTGAGGGCAATTTCGATGCAGCCGCGACAGCAGCCAAGCAAGGCTTCAAAGATATAGGAAAGGGCGTGCTTCAGTCATCGCCCGCAGGTATTGCCGTCAACACGTGGAAAAACGGCAACTATGCCAAGGCATGGGAAGATGGCAAGCAGGCCGGACACCAGAGCTGGGCAAACTCACAGTCTGAGAAGGCAAAGTCGGCAGCGGAACTGCCAAAGGAACTTGAGGCCGCAATGAACGTATCAGAGACCGCTGCTCCCGCAGTCAGCACTCAAGACCTGCTGAAAAAGATGGATAAGAGCGGTAAGGGTGGTAAGAGCGGCAAGGGATCCAAGACCAAGCAGACTCTTAACCTCAATGAAGAGGCCACCAACTATGCGCAGAGTGCAAACTATCTGGCAGCTACACAGAAGCTGGCTCCAGTAACGGCAAAGCTGCTGCCTATCGGTGACGTTGCTCAGGCTCCATCCGTCAATGGCGGCATCGCCAAGACGCAGGCCATCACTCAGACCAACAGCGCACTGACGGTGGACGTTTCCAAGCAGGAGTACGAACCAGAGGGTACAAACTACCTGAGCGATATCATGGCCAACGTCCGCAAGATAGCTGCTGCTGTCATGCTACCAATGGCCGTATCTCTGGCCAGTCCCGCAGAGGCCTCAGCAACCACCAACATACTGAGCCAGTCGAAGACACAGAACGTGTCCGCTTCCTCTATGACTGTACAGTCTGACGCGCTCAGTCTGTCAAGCAATGACAACGGATCCGTTATTGACCTGAGCAAACCTTATGAGGTGACATTGCCCGAAATCGTCATCACTCCTGGTTCTGAGAGCAAGTCATTAGCAAATACCGTGCTTTCTGCACCTTCGGCTGTCAGCAACCTATCCAATGCCCTGACGCTATCGGACACCGGCAACCAGGCATTCGACAACGCCGTTGCCATGAACGGGCCACAGGCCATGCCGAAGCCTTACGAGGTGACGCTACCCGAAATCGTCATCACTCCTGGTTCTAACAATACGGAGCTGGCACAGGATATCGGGTCGGCATCGCTGATGGGCGACACACTCACAGAGGCAACGGCTCAGGCCGAGACGCTGAATGCTGCCGGTGATATCGCCATGCAGGCAGTCGAGAACCGCTCGGAGGCTAATAGTCTGGCTAACTTCTGGAACCAGCAAGGCGGTGCTTCGATGTGGATGCCCTCATTCATGAGCAGTTCTTCATCGTCCAGCAGCTTATCTGATGCCCTGTCGATGGGTGACACCAGCAACCAGGCATTCGACAACGCCGTTGCCATGAACGGGCCACAGGCCATGCCGAAGCCTTACGAGGTGACGCTACCCGAAATCGTCATCACTCCTGGTTCTAACAATACGGAGCTGGCACAGGATATCGGGTCGGCATCGCTGATGGGCGACACACTCACGTCTGCATCATCTACAGGCGACACCGTTTCTGAGGCATCCACACAGAGCGAAGCCGTGAATATCTCCAATGCCGTGCCGGAGCTGACAAACGCACGGGAAAAGGCAGAGCCTAAGAGAAAAGGCATTCGCGGATGGCTTGCCAATAAGTTCCAGCCGCTGCTTGCATCCGTCGGTGGTACATCGGCAGAACCTCATAACCTGACAGGCGGTGACACGATGCAGAGCGTGAACGCCACATCGGACACGCTCAACCAGTCGATGGGCAGCTATGCCGACAACAGTATTTCGATGCCGTCAATGTCTGAGAGCCTTTCCGACGCTACCGATATCGCCAGCTTTGACAACAGCCAGAGCCAGACTTTCAACAGCAGCGTTCAGGAAAGCAGCAGCAACGGCAGCCGTAACGTTACCATCGACCGTGTATGCGACCAGATAGTTATCAACGTAGAGAATACCGACGGACAGGGTGCAGAGGAAATCCGCAGCCGTATTCTGGAGGTGCTCAATGAAATAGTGGAGGGATAGGCTATGGGTGTATTTTCAGTCTATGACATCATCAAAAAGGCACAGGCAGCAGCCTCAACGATTGACACGCTGCTTGGCACTAAAATTGGCGATCCGAAGTTCAAGCCCAAGTATGACGGCCCCGAAGCCAATGAGCGCGAGAGCAGCAATCTCGGCTCTACGCTGAGGAAGCGCGACGCTAACGGACGCTGGTACTTCATGCCGGTTGTGCTGGTGTATAAAGGAAAGGAGTATGAGATGCCCAACTCCCTCATTTCCATACGCGGAAAGAAGCATATCGTGTCCACCCCTATGGTTGGCCGTAAGGGAACCGTCAAGGAGCTTATCAGCATGGAGGATTACGAGATCAAGATTCAGGGTGTGGCCTTGGGCACTGACTGGCCCGATGACCAGTTGGCCGACATCAAGGAAATCTACGCCGTGAATGAGAGTGTACAGTTGAAATGCGCCCTCACCGATATCTTCATGGATGAGGAAGACATGGTTGTAATCAAGAGCATAGACATTCCCGAAATGAGAGGTGTCGAACACGCTCAGACCTACAGCCTCGACCTTGAGACAGACAGGAGTTTTGAACTGATAATGGAGTGATATATGTTTGTACTGACCTCAGAGATAAGCATTGGCAGCGTGACGTTCAAGAGCGTCCACGACGTGCAGATCAAGCGGAGTATCTACAGCCTCGCTGCTACAGCCGTCGTGAAGGTTCCCGTGACAGCCGTGCTCAAGCATGAGGGCGAGCCTCCCGCACATATCGAGACGGCCAACGCTATCAAGGCAGGCGACGCGGTGACTATCAAGCTGGGCTATGACGGGCAGCTCCAAACGGAGTTCGTCGGCTATGTAAAGCGTCTGAACTACAAACTGCCTCTGGAGATTGAATGCGAGGATGAGTACTATAAGCTGCGCTTCGTCAACTGTGTTTTCAGCAAGAAAGAAACGTCGTTAAAAGCATGTTTAAACGAGGTTCTAAGCGGAGTCCAGATGGGCGAGGTTGCCGACCTCACGCTAAAGAACTTCGTTATCAACAACAAGCCCGGAAGCTGGCTTCTCGGCTACCTGAAGAAAGAATACGGCCTGCTGGCCTATTTCGACATCAACGGCAAGCTGTATGTGGGCAAGGCCAACGGCGTGAAGGGCGAGACCGTGAAATATGTGCTGCGTGAGAATGTCATCAATGACGATGAATTGAAATACCAGCTGGCGCAGGATATCAAGCTGAAGGTTAAGGCCATCTGCTACTATAAGGATGGCTCGAAAATAGAGGGTGAACTTGGCGAAGACGGCGGTGAGCAGAAGACACTCTACTACTACGACGTGAAGGATGCCGGAGAGTTGAAGGCCCTTGCAAACGAGGAACTGCGACGCTACAGCTTTGACGGCTACAGGGGTAAAATCAAGACGTTCCTGCAGCCCTACGCCCTTCCCGGTATGGTGGCCGATATCACCGACAATACATACCCCGACCGTAGCGGCAGCTACTTCATCGAGGCAGTGACAACAACATTCGGTACTGGCGGTGGCCGTCGTACCGTAGAAATAGGTATAAAGGCATGAGCAAGGAAATAGACGAAATACGCAGGAAGTTCAACGGAATGATGGGCGACATGGTGCGCAATGTCATTCAGGGCGTTGTGACTGAGGTGAACGAGGATGAGTTTACCTGCACCGTCCGTGTGGATGACGCTGTGGACTATTTCGACGTTCGCCTGCGCGGTCTTGTGGACGGAGCCCTGAAGGGCTTTGCGTTCATCCCCAAAGCTCAGAGCGTAGTCCTGGTTTGTCCCATCGGTGGCAGCAACGAGCTTTTTGTATGCCAGTACACGGAAATAGATAAGCTCATCTTCACCGACAACAACCTGAAGCTGACCATCGACACGGAAAAGCTGGAGCTTGAAAGAGACAATGTCACTATCACCAGTGATGACAGCAGTACGGTCATCAAGGCCAGCGATGCAACGGCGACGGTGAACACGGACGGCATAGAGCTGAAGAACGGCAGCAGTACCATCACTGTGACATCGGGCGGCCTAACACTGAAAAAGGGCGGCGCAGGTCTGAAAAAGACACTGGAGAGCATGCTGGATGCTATCTGCCAACTGACGGTTCCGACGGGCGTAGGCCCCTCTGGAGTACCTATCAACATGGCATCGTTCCAGCAGATAAAAGCAGAAGTTTCACAATATATGGAGGGATAGAATATGCCATTAGTTAAAGCAACAATCAAGAGCGAAGTAAAGGATGCCTTTACAGCGGTTATGAACCAGAAAGACGATGACCGCGAGGGCGCATTGGATAAGGTGGCCGACAAACTGGCCGATGCCATCATCAATGCCATCAAGAGCCAGCAGATAACATACTCTGCCGGGTTGGTAGCCCCGTCGATGGGCGGGCCTGTCACCGGCACGTTTAACTATAAGATATCGTAATATGAAGGACTACTGCCAGACACAGAACGGAGACCTCGACCTGAGCACAGGCGATATCTACCCAACGGAGAGCACGGCACAGCATCAGCGTGATCTGGTTCTGGGTGATATGGGCCATATCAGGCACAGGCCGGAACTCAGCGTCGGTGCGGTGGAGTACCTGCTTAACGAGGATAAGGAAGGGCTTCTGCGCCGTACCCGTCAGGTACTGGCTGCCGACGGCCAGAAGGTAAGGAAGGTGGCCTATGATACGATGAACTGTAAATTTCAAATAGACGCTGCCTATGAAAACGATTGAAGTATATGCAGACCAGACCATCCTCGACCTCGCCATGCAGCACTATGGAACTGCTGACGGTGTGGCTGATATCCTGAGGCTCAACCCCTCGCTGGAGAATGACCCGCAATGCGTGGCCGCGGAGGAAAGGGAAGCCGGGGCGTTCTACCCCGACCTTCGCCTGACACCCGGCCAGAGCGTCCTGATAGATGACGGCGGTACCATCATTAAGAAGTCCGTCGTAAAGAAGATAGAACGAAACGTAACAACATACATGACAGAAGAATGGCAAGAACAATTAGTGAGATAGAAGCAAGCATCGAGCAGCGTCTTAACGCATCGTTCGAGCTTTCCACGTCCGCAGCTGCTGAGTGGCGCATGTGGACGCATTGCGTGGCATACTGCATCCACCTCTTTGAACTGACCCTTGACATCTTCAAAAAGGAGATGGACGATGACGCGAAGCGGGAGATTGCCGGTTCCCTTACATGGTACAGGAGAAAGTGCTTTGATTTCCAGAACGGCCACGAGCTGAGGTTCTCGACGGTTACCGGCCTCCTTGAGTATGAGACGCTGGATGAGGAAGCTCAGGTTGTGAAGGTGGCAAGCGTCAGCGTGTCAGACACCAACACCCTTGTTATCCGTGTGGCTACACTCGACAATAACGGCGAGACCGTTCCTCTGGCTTCACAGCAGACGCAGAACTTCAAAGACTATATCGATGCCATCAAGTTTGCCGGAACCAAGACACAGGTGATCTCTACGGATGCCGACCTCGTGCGTTACTCCATCCAAGTATGGTACGACCCTGCATATCCTGCTGAGTCGGTACGTGCCAACGTGCTTGCATCACTTACGGCATTCCGTACCTCTCAGGACTTCGGAGGCATCATCTACCGTCATGAGATACTGGAGGCCGTGACCTCCGTAGCCGGTGTAGTGACGGCCAAGATCGTATCGCTCTCTCGCAAGGGCAGCGAGGACAACTCATGGACGGACATCGACACGGCGAGCCGTCTGCATGCAGGCTACTTCAACTATGACATGGGCCACTGTACGCTTACGCTGATATCCAACAACGAACTGTAAAGGTAACGCGCTATGAACATTATCCTGAATTTCAAAGAAATTGTACGGCAGTACGTAGCACCACACCGTCGCCAGCCCAACCGCCTTGCATGGCTCTGGGGGCTGATAGACCTTGACAGCGTGTGGGCGACCTTTGCCGCATGGCGTGCCTACTACCGCTATAAGGTTCACGTTACGAGCCAGCAGGGATCGCTTCTGGGACACCTGCGCAACCTGTTTGGCAGAGGCATTGTGATAAAGAGCTACAGCGGCATGTATCTGGAGGTGGGCCTAAACTCTGAACCTGCGCACATGGTCATCTTCAACCCATACCGTGAAGTCGCCCTTGAGGGTGAGAGCCAGTCGGCCTTCGACGGTGCGGACTTCGTTATCTATGTCCCCTCAGGAGTGGATATCAGCAACATGGGTGAAGAGATTGAGAGATACAAACTGGCAGATAAAACATTCAAAATCATACAACGATGAAAAGACATGTACAGTATCAAGGTATCAGGAAATGGTCGGGCGATGACCTTCTTGAACTCCAGAGTGAGCCGTTGCGCGTGTTGGATAACTTCTTTGCGCAGTGGGGCAACTGTGTGATATGCGGCTGCGTTCCATCGGATAACGCCATAAGTGCGGGCCTTGTAAGTATCGGAGGCCTCACGCTTCCGCTGGCAGCCTCAGCCGTTGCCTCATGGCCCATCTATCTTGTGGCCGCTGAGACACACATCCAGCGTGACTATGCCGATGACGTGGTACGCGATATCGCCGTAAGCTGCTATGCAAAGATCCAGACCAGCCAGCCATCCGGCAGCGTGTCATTCCTGAAGATCGAGAGAAACGGCAATCACGGGTTCTTGGAGAATATGCATGCCGCATGGCTGACTACCCTGTTGCAGAACGTCGTAACCCTACAGGGTGACAGCTCACGCCATAACGGGCAGATTGCCACTCTCCAAGAGGCAGACACTGCGAAGGGCAGACGTATCACGGCATTGGAAGATGTGCGGACTGTTGAGATAGACCACGTGCCGACTCAATACGACGATAACTATGCCATCGGTCAGGAGGTATGGCATCTTGGCGCGAACGGTAAGACGTTCTACCGCTGCTATGACAACTCACCTGGCTTTGCCGTGTGGCATGAGTCTGAAAACAGCGTCAACAGTGACACCCTCGCTCTCTACCAGCGCACTCCAACGCTTATGCACCTGAAGTATCTGCCCGAAATATCGACAAAGAACAAGGTGCAGCAATATCTTGCCGGTGTGCTGCTCCCCGTGTCATGTACGAAGGGCATCATACGCCAGCGCAACGAAGGCGACTCCTTGAAGGTACACCCCACGACTGGAAAGCTGACCTTGCAGCATACGGGTACGACCTCCTTCTATGTCTATGCCACCGGCAATACGGAGCTGACAGAGGAAGTGCAGATTACAGTCCGCACACCTCGGTTCCTGAAGGTGAACGGTGTCATCATGAAGGCAAACGGGAAACCGATTATTGTTTAACATCATAAAACTGTAGAATTATGGCAGAACAACTGAGTGATGCGGAGATCCTGAAACTCCGCGAGATTATGACAGGCTGGGACGGTGGCAAGCAGATTGATGACCTGCCAGCGTCAGACCTTACGAAGCAGGAGAAATACATTCCTGTATTCAATCCCTCCAATGGCCAGACTGAATACATGGAGTTGCAGGATGCGGTGAACTATTCTATTGCACCCCGTTTCGGGCGTGTGTGGAACGAGTCGCTGAGCACTCCTACGGCTGCATCATGGACTGGCAATGTTGAGTTTGGCCGTGAGCTTGCTCAGGCCCTGAAGCTTGGATGCTACCTCGTTAAGAACGACCACTCAAGACGTAAGCTGGCAGCCACTAACCACTATCTGTTTGAAACGGGTGAACTGGCCAAGTTGGACGGTTCTATGGGACACTATCAGTGGGGCTGGGGCGTTCCCTTCTACCTTGCACTATATAAGGCCGGAGGCTTGTGGCATGAGGAAATCTCCCTGCGCCCGATTCCCGGACAGTACAACTACCGTATTCCCGTCGGCTCTATATCCGCACACGGCTTGGCATGTATAGACCGTGACACCAATACATTGTGCAGCTTTGTCAACGAAGACGCTAAGTATCGTGGTGGCAATAACAACGCAGACTGGGACGGCACATACCGTACATTACGAGGCACGGCAGTAACATCGATGACCTGTGAGGCCATGCGAGCCGCTGCCCGTCGTAATGGAGCTGGATGGATGTGCGGAACCATGCGTCACAGCACCGTTATAAAGATCCTCTTTGAGATTATCTTCGGCACACGTGACGTTCAGGCTGCTTACAATGCGAACCTTGACGCTGACGGATTGCACCAGGGCGGTCTTGGCTCGGGCGTTACTACTTGGAGCGGTGCGTGGAACACCTACAACGGTTATCATCCGTTCCTTCCTACGACTGTCGGCATAGAACTTGCAGACGGTTGCGGTGTTGTAAACTACGAGGTCAAGGATGGCGACAACAATGTTGTATATACAGCTCCCGTTCCCGTGTTCTTCGGCCTGAAGAATATGTTTGGTTACCTATGGCGACACCAAGACGATGAATTCGTCAAGTGCAACGAGAACCAGACACGCACACACCTTGTTGCACCGTCCATTTACGGAACATGGACTATCGGCAACGAGGAAGGCATGGTGGCTTATTCCAACAGCCCGGATTCCGAAGGTTACATAAAGGCTATCAGCTACGACCATCTTGAGAACTTCCCGACGCAAGTCGGCGGCAGCGCATCGACATATCACTGCGACTATTTCTACAAAGACACAGCCACTTCTGGCTTCCGTCTGGTTCTTCGTGGTGGTAATGCGGACGCTGGTTCCAGTGCGGGGTCTTCGTATGTCCATGTGTTCCCTGGTGTCTCGTACTCCTTTGCGAACTTCGGGTCGCCTCTCTGCGAAGCAGAAGAGGAGTGGCCATTGGAGCCAGTGTATGCTGAAGCGGCCTAATGGGGCCATAAGTGGCCATCGGCGGTCAACGGGAACCAAAAGAACCCGTGGCCGTCAGGCCACCCCCTCATAACAACCGCGAAGCGGTTTTTTTATATCGCGTTCTTTGACTTTTTTTCATGTTTTTATCTGATTATGTCTCATAGTCGAAAAAATTGTGTACCTTTGCACCCCGAAAAAGGTTGCCGTGCCTCTGACTCGTTGTTTCTGGCTTCCGTCTGGTTCTTCGTGGTGGTAATGCGAACAATGGTTCCAATGCGGGGTCTTCGAATGTCAATGTGAACAATGGTGTCTCGAACTCCAATGCGAACATCGGGTCGCCTCTCAACTTTACACTGGTAATGAGGCGCGGGGCCTCGCCCCACGGCGAAAAATAAACTAAAGGCGGGTAGTGCTGGTAGACTGACCACAAGTCAGGCCGAAGGCAACGAAGTCAGGAAAAAAGCAGACCAAGACACTGTTAAATGACACTGTACAGACACCGAAATGAAACGAAGAGGCTTTATTTCACCTCGTATCGAGACAAAGCCTAACTTTGAGAGGGCTTTCGAAGGCTTTGCGGACGGTAAGCATAAAAGAGCAGCCGTCCGCAAGTTCGAAGCCGACCTTGAAAACAACCTTAACATGCTGTTGGAGGCCTACGCCACAGGAACTTGGAAAACATCAGATTATTCCGACGAAATTATTCATGAGCATAAGACCAGGACTATTAGTAAGCTCCCGGTCATTGACCATGTAATGCAGTGGGCTCCCTTGCTACAGATAGAAGATTTCCTGTGTAGCACATATATTCGAAAGAGCTGCTCATGCGTAAAGAAACGTGGAACCCATGATTTCGTTAACCTCCTGAGAAAAGATCTTGGAGACTACAAAGGCACATATTATTACGTTCAGATTGATATTCATCACTTCTTTCCTCGAATTCCTCACGACATCGTTAAGGAGAGAATACGGGAAAAAATAAAAGATCCGAAGCTTCTGGCCTTCCTTGATGAATTCATAGACAGCTATTATCAGGGTCTGCCATTAGGCGTTAAGATTTCACAGATACTGGCCAACTTCCTGCTTGCCAAATTCGACCATCAGGTTATCCGGGTGTTTGATATCGACAAGGATCCTGAGAAGATGGCCTATTGGCGTAGTCGATATGTTACGGACTGCCTCCTGACCTGTAGGACTGAGCAGCAGGCCGCAGAACTTGCTAAGGGCGTGGCCTATCTCAATGAGAAGTTTGACCGATTTGTAGCAAAGGGCCTGAAAGATAACTACCAGCGTTTTGCCGATAACATGGTAACGGAACACGAAGATAAAACCTTCCTGCACCTTATAGTGGAAATGCAGATAATGGTGCTTACCCGCGACTATTATGCTGTTATCAATAGGGACTGGAACGTTCGCCCCGTCTATGACGGCGGCATAGACGTTTGTGGCTATGTGTCCTACCATGACCACCGAAAACTAAGGAAGCGCAACAAACAGGAGTTGTGCCGTGAGGTAGCCAAACTAAAAAAGAAGGGCCTCAACCCCGAAGAAATACGATTAAAGTGTGCAAGCCGTATCGGCTTTGCCACTCACGCGAACTGCAATAACTTATTACGTAAATTAGATATTAACATGGAGAAAAGACTTGGAACGGTTATTAAGAACCGCAAAGTGAACATTCCCTTTAAGGGGATGCGCTACGACCAGAAGAGAACATTTTCTGAGATCGTATGCAAAGATGGGCAGGACGAAACGCCCTATAAGATTCTGCTGGTGGACTTCATCGAGGATGACAGCACCATCGAGAAGGAAACAGTCATCGTTCAGGTTCCCGACGGTAACGGGGGAATGAAAAGCGAACAGCAGACACGCCCGAAAAAACGACTCGCCATCCGTTATAAGCGGATTGTCAGGACGGTCACACAGATTGGCACAGACGGCGAGGAAGTTGAAACCTACGAGTTTGAGCCGGAGGTTGATAAGAAGACAGGACAGCGCACAGGACGCGACGCGGAATGGTATTCTTACACCGGCAGCTCGGTACTGCTTGACCAGGCAGGAAACGATTTCTCGAAAGAGGATCTGCCCTGTCCTACGGTAATAACAGAATTCACGAACAAACAAGGTAAGAAATTCCTAAAATTCACTTGAACAATGAACAGAGTAATCTACACGGAGCGCAAGAGCTTTGAGAAGTATGACGATAAGCACTTTATCGCATACCTGAACGAAGAGATTATCCCGGACTACGTGCCGGAAGTAATGGACGGACAGCCAACGCCAGAACCCACGACCGGCTATGCCTATGAAGGCCCGATGGCCGACGGCGGCACTCTGCTTGAGGCCAGCGAGGCAGACCGCGACTCGCTCGTCAACGGTGTAATCCGCTGCCAGTACACACAGTCTGAAGAAGATGCCATCAAGACGCATCGCCTTCAGGTGATTGGTAACGAGATTGCCGACGAAGAGGAACTGGCTAAGTACGAGCAGGAGTGGACGGACTTCAACAGTGTCCGTGCCGTGGCCAAGGAATATGTAGGCCGCTGGCTCTCGTAATAAGTCCTTCGGGGGATAGAAAAAAGCCCCCGGCCCATGTTAATAGTCATCTCACCTACTTTTAACACTAAATGCGTTGTACCGCAAGACCGGGGGCGTAAGCCCTTCGTCTCGGTACAACGCTATTTTTATGCCACTAAGTAGGTGAGATGGTGCAAAGGTACAATTATTTTTTGAAATGACACTGTTTGAGATACTAAATTTTAATCGGGAGCTGTTAAAAAGGCTTATTTCAGTGGGTTTTAAACCCGATGACTGCCGATATCTGGAACTTTATCGCGACTACGTGCAAATGCGCAAGGGGGGCGATAAGGTGACCTATATCGTGTCGGTACTGTCCGAAAGGTATAGCGTCAGCGAACGGAAAATCTACAGTATCATTAAGCATCTGGAAACCGACTGCACGAGCGGTGCAGTGTGATTGTCCTTTTTCCTTCTTTATTGTCGCTTTCCCTGACTACCTTTGCACTGGTTATCAAAAATATCAAGTCATGGGAAAGTACACCTATAAACCACAATTCGGTGTGATAGTTATCTGCACCGATGAAAAAGAGCAGAAGGCAGTCTATGACCGTCTTCACAGTGAAGGTCTAACCCTTAAAGTCGTAAACGTATGAAGATAGAAGTGAGTCATCATTGCAGCGACTTCAACAGCTATCGCGCTGCACGTGTTAAGAGTCTTTTCAACGCTGAAAAGGGCTGTGATTGGGAAAAGACCGTAGAACTGCCCATCGAGGGCAAGGAGTGGCAAATCGGCCTAATTGTCGGCCCGTCTGGTAGCGGTAAAACGAGCATCGGAAACCGCATCTTTGAGGATGAGCCGATTTATGACCTTTATTCAGGATGGGATAGTAATAAGCCCATCGTGGACTGCATCGATCCTGAGGGCGACTTCAATATCGTCACGGGTATGCTGTCAGCCGTAGGGCTTGGCGACGTTCCCGCGTGGCTGCGTCCGTTCAACGTGCTCAGCAACGGCGAGAAGTTCAGGGCAGGGCTGGCACGTTTGGCCTGTGAGCGTCCAGAACATGCAGTCGTGGATGAGTTCACCTCTGTTATAGACCGCCAGATTGCCAAAGTAGGAGCCGCTGCATTCGCTAAGACGTGGCGACGTGGAAAGGGGCAGATAGTGCTGCTTTCCTGCCATTACGACATTATTGAATGGCTACAGCCCGATTGGGTCTATGACACTGCGGAGGCACGCTTTTACGAGCGTGACTGTCTTCGGCAGCGTCCGAAGCTCGAACTTCAAATTTATAAGGTCAGGGGAACTGTGTTCCCAAGACTGTTTAAGCAGCATTACTATTTAGATCTGGCTATGCCAGTAGCCGCTGAGTGCTTTGTGGGCTTTATCAACGGTGAGCCGGTGTGTCACCTATGCGTGGCTCCACTTTTCACTGCAAACGCTTACAGGGCCACACGACTGGTTGTTATGCCGGAGTGGCAGGGTATTGGTGTCGGCACACGGTTCCTGAATGCGGTCTGTGAGTACCACCTACAGGGCAGGGGCCGCTGTGGCTATAAATTGCCCGTGTTCTTCCATACATCACACCCTCAGTTATGCGGAGCACTCAGGCACTCTAAGAAATGGATCCAGACGGGCGCACACCTCTATGGTGATAACAAAGGGCGCAGTGCAGCGTCCATGAAGCGTTCCGCTGAGCGTAAGGGAAACAAAAATGCAGCAGCCATCGGCTACGGTGGTCACTTCCGGGCAGTACAGGCATTTAAATATATTGGTGAAAATGGTTATCAGAATTTTGGGAAATAGGGACACGGCTGCATATCAGGCCGCACGCTCGTTGATACTGGAGCACGGCCACCAGTTGTGCAGCGAGGGCAACCACGACTACCATCTGGCCGTTGCACCGTTGCTGACAGAGAAAGTTCCTGAAGACGAACTGAGGGAGCCGCTTTTTGGTACGCTCATATTCCACCCCTCGCCGTTGCCATACGGACGTGGAGCCTCATCCATTAAATGGGCATACAAGAGACATGAGCCGATAACGGCTGCGACATGGTTCTGGGCTGATAATGGCTACGACACAGGCGACATCTGCGAGCAGGAGATAGTGAAGATAGACTACGACCTGCGCCCACGAGACTTCTACGAGCAGCACATATTACCTGCCATGCTAAGAACGTTGGAACGCTGTTTAAATAGCATTGCAAACGGCTTTCAACGCAGAGTGCCACAAGTAGAGCAATATGCCACTTTCGATAAGCGCACATAAACCCTATGTTTACTCTGCAAAGGTACGAAAAATCTGCCAAAAAGAAGCCCCGGAACCGTTAAAGTTTCGGGGCTTTATGTTAAACTTGAAAAGAGAGATTTTCGCGGCGGCTGAGAGGACATTTCGTTTTGCTGGATTGAACGCTTCGTTTGAAAATACGCGAACATTTCGTTTTGCGGATTATAGGAGCGGTCGTTTTCGGTGTCGTAGGCTCCATAGAAATTGTTGAGCATGTCGCGGTAGACGCGGTACTCGTTGGTATAGTTCACGGCGGCGATGGCACCGAGCTTTCCAGCGGGCAGTGTCCAGCTA